TTTTATACCAGTTTCAATAATAGGGGCTTCGAGCTCGGGGTAGGGACAGGATTTACGATTAACAATTCTACACTATTTAACGAATTACGTTAACACAAATCCATCCCCCCAAATTTTGATTTTAAGGTAGTTTGAAATCCCCGTTTAGTCGACGGGCCCGGTAGTCCGGCAGTAAGACCAAATGACGATTGTGACACTGAAATTCAATACCTAGGGAATCCTTGACATACCTTTGATAGGCGTATATGGAAGGGTTCCCGTTTTTTTACCTGGCCCGTTCGTCTAGTGGTTAGGACACATGGTTTTCATCCATGCAACAGGAGTTCGATTCTCCTACGGGCTACCAATTTATTATGAAATTATCTACAAGAACAAAACGAATTCATAAAGAAACCGGCACTCAAGTTGCAACCGGTCTTCTTATCAACTATCCATTGAACTTGTCTTTATTGTATATCTTTATTGATAAGTTTGGAATCACAGACCCACTCACGCTGGGAACGCTAGTGACTTGTGTAATGACAGTCGTAGCTTATACACGAATCTTCCTGATTCGTTCGTATTTCGATAAGCATAAAACAAAGTAAAAAAAAAGGGTCCCTGAAAGAGACCCTTTAAAATTCGGTAGCTGAATGCTACTCTTATTTTTATGGAGTACTTAAAATTAGAATAAGTTTGTGACTCTAATTTTTCTGTAGTACTTGTTGACGTCTTGAGTAAGAGCACCCAAACCTTGGTTAGAAACGTCACCTTCAGCGAATGGGTTTGCAACCATTCCGTAACGAGTCTTGAATCCAATTTTTGGTTGGAAGCTGTTCTCACCAACCGCACGAACCATTTGTAAAGGAACGTATGGGCAGTAGAATAAACCTGCATCAAATGCAGATGAACCCTTATAACCAACTACTAAGTAGTTGCCGCCTGCGAATGGGTCAACGTATACTCTGAATCTTCCGTTAAGAACACCAGCAAAAGTATTACCTGTGTCATCAACTTCTAAAGAGTTAGAGTTTAAGGCAGGAGCGTAATCCAATACACCAGCCATTTGCAATGCAGAAGCTACGTCTGAAGAACAAATAACGATGTTACCTTTCCCTCTACGAGTTCCTTTTGCGATAGCGTTAGCTTCTTGTTCGATTTGGAACATTAAGCCTTTGAACTTCTCAACTGACCATCTTCCGTTTGCATCAACGTCTAAGTCGAATACTCCAGAAGCAGCAGTATTGTCACCACCTACTTCAGCTGTTTTGTAGATTGTTCTAACAACTTCACGGTTGATTTCTGTTAAGATTTCAGATTGAAGAATGTTAGCCAATTCTGTTTCAGCGTCTAGGCCGTGGACTGCTCTTAAGTCTTGAGCAAGTTCAGTTGTGTATTCAGCTTTTAAAGCACGTGTCTTAGCAGCAACAGTTACTTTCTCAATAGAGAATGCCATTTCTGCGAAGTTTGTACCTTGACCGTCGCCTAAAGCTTCAGCCGCTGCTGTGTCCATACCTGTACCAGTTGTAATAAGCGTTGTATTAGCGTTTGGCAAAGTATTTGCGTGTGTACCAGTACCACCAAAGTCGGTATCGGCTTCAGCATATAAAGCTTCCGCACCACCTTGAGAACCGTAACGTGCTCTCATCGCGAAGATTAAACCTGTTGGGCCAGTCATTGGCTGAACACCACAGATATCGTAAGCGATTAGGTTAGGAATAGCTCTACGTACTAATGAAATCAAGATAGGGTCATAACCAGCTGTTGGACCAGCTGCTGCATTTCCTGGAGATACACTTGCAGAGAAACCACCTGTACCAGCATCGTTGGTAGGTGCTTCTGAAAGAAGGCTTGTCATGTTTGCAGACAAGTCACCTGTTTCAGAAAGTGCTCTTTCTGTGTTCTCTAGGATAGTAGCTGTTACTGCTTTCCTATGTTGATCGCTAATTGGTGAAAAAGAGTCGTGCTCTAAAATTGGCTCCCACTTTTCCACGAGTTGTTGATAGTTTGACATAATGTCTCTCCTATTTTTAATTAACGTAAATTTTATTTATAATAAAACCAATTTTTAATTAATTATTCTTTTTTCTCGCATCGAGTGCTTCAACAAGAGCATTTACAGAAGCGTAATCAGAAGCTGGTTTTTTAACTTCCTGTTCTTCTAGAATAATTTCGTCTTCTTCGACTTCTTCTACTTTAGGTGTGGCAACTTTGCCTTCACTAAAGAAAGATTCCTTGATTACTTGAAGATTTTCAGTATAAGACTCTAAATCTTCAACATCTAGTTTTTCTGAAAGGACTTTAAATCTTTCTTTCTGATTGTCAGAAAGACCTTCAGTCATTTCTTCGAAAACTTTTTCTGCTTTGATAGAAGAAATAGTTTTAGCTAATTCGATATTCTCATTAACTAAAGCATTTGATTTTTCTTCTAAATCAGAAACTTGTGTTTCAAGTTCTGCAACTACGTCGAAAGTTTCTTCGTCGATAGATACATTGTGCTCAGTGAATAAATCTTTAAGACCATTCATGAGAGATTCTGCCATTTCTACTTTAATGCCAGCTTCTACTGCAATCTTGTTCTCTTCCATCCACTCGCCAACTACATAGTCAAGATACTTGTCTACGTTTTCAACGATGTCTTTCATGCGAGTTTCGATTGATTCATCTAATTCGCTTTCGAGCTTAGTTTCAAGCTCTTCTTTAATAGCTGCTACTTGAGCTGTGACCTGTTCGTTAACTGCTGCTTCAAAAACAACTTCAATTTTGTTTTTGAATTCTTCAGAAAGTTCTTCACCTTCGATGATAGAAGCGATTGAAGATTCTACTACAACTTCTTCCACAGTTTCTTCTGTTTCTTCAATTGTTTCAGTTCCTTCTACTTCGACATCTTCAGCTGTAGGTACTTTCTCACCGGCTTTTTCTTGACCAGGAGTTTTTACACCTACCTCTTTAGGCTTATCTTCTTTTTTAGGCTTTCTATTACCTTCACCACCCTCAGGCTTCGCCGGTTGTGGGACAGTTGAAATACCGTCGTCAGCAACGAATGTATTTTTGTCGTCTGCCATAATGTTTTCTCCTTTAAATATTGTTTAAGTACAAATTAAATCTGACTGCAAATTATTTATTAAAAAGTTATTTTCTCAAAGAACGAACGAATGTACTAAACATTCTTGCTGCCGTTTCTTCATCAATTTTACGTACCACTCGGTTGATTTTTTTCTCAACTTCTTCAACAATCTCTTCGATTACCTCAGTTACTTCCTGAGCTCTCCAAGACGCAGAAGCGATGTCGTAGTAATACTCTCTATTCTCCATAATACCATTTACAAAAGCATTAGGAGCTGAAGGGTCAGTTACAATGTCCACTGTCGCTAAATGGAAATCTTTTTGAACTTCCATAACGCCATCCTTCAATTGTTTTACCGAGCCTAAACCTCTTGTTGAAACGCCAATTTTAACTCCCTCGTCTATGAAAGTTTTGACAATCTCACCCATTGGAGTTGATAAGATTTTTGCTTTACCGTAAAAATCATTACCTTCGCGTTTCATATTAGTTATCAAATGAGAAACACGGTCTCCGTTAATCGTAGGACCGTCAGGATGTCCTAGTTCACCAAGCGCTCTTTTAGATTCAATGAATTGCTCGTTATAACGATTCATTTCATTCTCTAAAGTGTCGCATGGATAAATTCTTCCGTTGCGATTTTTAATGTCGCCTTGCATGAAGATACCTTCGATAAAGTAAGACTTTTTTCCGTCCTCTTTAGCTTCGGTTAATACTTCGCAAGTTTCGTTAACTTCAGTAATTAATTTCATGTTTCTACCCTAATAATTCTTTTAAATATTTATATTCATTTAAGGTATACCGTTTGCGTTTCGATTATCGTAGAAATTCTTTGATAATTCGCCCCGCTCTGCGGTTTCCCCAACTTTTCTAACTTTTACATAGATATATTGAGCATTTCCACCCGGAGGAGTATATGTTCTTACCCCTGCGGTTGTAGTGCCATTAGCATCTGAATAAGTATCTGATGCTGTGGCTGCGTTATCATATTCCCAAATTCCATTAGAACCTGGTACTGAAACCCATGCCATTATATACCTGCTTTTTTAGCAAAGTCTAATATTTCGTTGTACCCTCTTTCATTACTCATTAAAAGTTCGTACATTTCTTCCTTGTTCTTTTTATCTCTTAAAGTCTTAAACATCTTGTCTAATAACTTTGCATCTTGAGGTTTTACAGAAACTCTTTTTCTGTTACCTAATACCAACTGCCCAGCCCTGATTGGTTTAACTTGGACTGCTTCATCTACTTTTCCCTTTCCACCACAGTGTGGGCAATCTTCATCGCATCCACATCCGTCTTTAGTAATTTCGTTTCCACAACATGAACATTTTTCTTCATGAAGAAGTTCTGCTATTTCTTCATCAATACTTTCATATTGTTCTTCAACATCATCACCACCTAGGTCAATGTCTTTTTCTGCTTCAGCTGCTTTTTCACTACCTTTTGCATAAGCGTGTAATGATTTAACGTTACCAAATACTTGAGCCAACTTATTTTGCCACCATTCTTCTGGGTCAATTTCGTCAGTTGCTAAGAATTCCATTAAGTCTTCACAAGCATAGCAAATATAATGAAGCTGTTTCATCATCATTGGAATTTCTTCTTGGGGACTTTCAAGAAGGTCTTCCTCTGATGTGATTTTGTTCATTAAATCTTTAAAAGAAACTTCAGTATTCTCTTTTCTTAATGCACCACCACCTGTATCTCTTGGTAATTTAAATGGCTTATCTTTCTTATCGAGATGTGGGTCGTAATTCTTATCGCCATCTTGGTCAGCAGGTCTTGCCTTCCTTTCCACACCATCAATCTCTCCAGTAAACTGATTATCAGGTGCTACTGGGTGCTTGATTAATTCTATTTTATGTAAGTCTTTAAACTTTTTCTCATCGCCACTTTTTGGTTGGGCGATTTCTGAGAGAACATCTTTAAAGTTTTTCATTGTTAAGTCCCTATTTATTTTGCTATATTAATTTTATTTATATTAAAAAGGATTTGAATCCATATCGTCACCGTCTTCAGAAGGTTCTGCTTCTTTTTCAGCGACCATTTGGTCATTCATTTCATTAAATTCCTCTTCACTCATCTGAAGAACGTTTCTAATTACCCATTCTTTCGAGTAATATTTTCCAATCGAATCTTCAATATCTCTTAAGGTTCCTAATCTTTCCTTAAGAATCTCTGCATGTTTTAACTCATCATAATAGTTGTCTTTTGCAAATTCATATCGAATATCGTTTCGAATTTGTTGAAACTCTTCAGGAGTAAGAATACCCTTTAATACTAGTTGTTTTTCTAATACGATATTAAATATCCAAGAAAAACGTGACCTAATACGTTTAATAAACTTTCCAAACTTTAACTCGTCTCTGGTAATTTCTGAAACTCTACCAAAGTTCGCCATTGTTTCAGGCTCTAAACGCGTTAAAGGTACTTTCAACGATTTATATAATTTACGTTGAAAATACGTCATGTTTTCGTCGTTGCTTAAACCTTGAGCACTACCACCTGCTAATGTATCAACCTCTGTGGTACGCTCACCGCCACGACGTGGGAACCAAAAGTCCTCAGTCATTGTCAACATTTTACGAGAATCTGTAATCTCACCTGTTGACGAATTATATTGAAGTTTATTCTTATGGCGAGTCATCATATCTCTAAGATATTGTTCCGCCTTATTCTTAGGTAAATTACCTACATCAATATAAAAAATTCTTCTTTCAGGAGCTCTAGTCAATGTATAAATGACTGTAGCATCCTCTAGCATTCTCAACTGATTTAAAGGTTTAATTGCTGGATGTAAGTGAGATAATACTAAACTATTATTCTCATTCATCAATCCTGAAGTTACTCTAGCAATAGAGTCCTTCGCAATTTTAAAACCAACAGTTGAACCGCTTGCACTAGTAGCTCCAAATCCATTTTCAGAATACATATAGTATTCATTCTTAATCTTTTTGACTGGAGCACCTGAGTGCTTGTCTTTACTTTTCTTGTCCAACTCTCGAATTAGTTTTAGTTTTCGAGGGTCACAATAACGTAGTTCTATAATACCTCTTTTAAGGTTATCGGGGTCGATTATAATATGATAATTCAATCGACCGTCGATATAAAACTTATAGAACATATCGTATCCTTGGTTTGACATATCAAACATAGATACGACGTTATCAAATTCTTCTACAATCTTGTCTTTAACTTTATCAGGTAAATCAGTTTCACCTAAACTTATGCTAACGACACTTTCGTCCATTTCAATCGAGATAGCTTCATTCACTATATCATCAACTGCCTGAGCAATCTCAGGCTGAAGGGCCATGTTCCTATACTTTGTGATAAGTTCGGATTCAGACTTAGCTGAACCTTCCATATCTAATAGAGTACTATAAAAGCCCCCTAGCGAGTTACCTGATACGGTAATCGCACCATCATCATTTTGAGGTTCTGTAAATGAGATAGGAGCATTCTTTATCTCATCTTCAGGCCTCTTAATTTCGAAGCCAAAAATCTTCATTATTTAAATTCCTATTATTATGTAGTTGGAATTCCAGTTGAACCTTCGACTCTCCAGAAGTCATATTGGAAGGTCACTGAGAATTCTTCAATTGTATCGGTTGTACCCCAATCCATTTGGATTTGGTCAATAGTCACTGGGTACATACCTTCGAACACATAAGTTCTAATTGCGTCTCCGTCTTTACTATATTGTGTAATTAAACCATTTGATTTGTAATCAGATGGAAGTGAGCGTAAATTACCATCATGTGTATTGATAGCATTTGACCATGCTTCCAAACCGTTTCTAACAATGAAATCTTCATCGTTAATAACAGTCACTGTCCAATCTTCAAATACCCTATCACCTGCATACTTGACCTGACGACCAAAGTATGGTGCTGTGAAAGAACCTAAGGAAGAGCCGGGTATACCCGCAGCTCTTACCATGAAAGGAACTTTAAAGTCGGCTTCAGGAGCAACAGGGTTTAAGATTTGACATTGGAATAACGTAGGTCGAGCACCACCACCAACTAGCTGGGATTTGAACTCATTAATATTAAATGCCATTTGTTAGTTCTCCTATTTTACTAATTATTTATTAACCAATTGAGCCAACAATTTCTTCAAATTCAACACCACTTCTTGTTGCAACAAATGTTAATTCAATAACATTAATGCTTCTAGCAGGTTTAATAAAGATATTTGCTCTAAACTTACCAGCATCAACGATTTCAGGAGTATTTACTGTTGTATCAGAAATTACTCTAAAGTCGATAATACCACGTCTACCTTGAATTTCTCTTAAGAAAGGTTCAACGATATTTTTGAACTGAGTCTGTGAGAATTCATCGTTAAGTTCGAATAAGAAAGATTGTGCTGCATTAGCAATTGCTTTCTCAACCGCAATAAAGAGTCTTCTTACATTGATTCTGTCAAATGCACTTGGTAAACCAAGACCTGTCTTATCACCGAATAGTACAATTCCTTGTCCTACTTGACTCATTACAGGGTTAACATCTGAAGAGTATAATTGGTCTCTTTGTGTTTTGTTAGGGTTGAAAGCAAGTTTTACAACATTCTTAATTACACCCTTACGGAAACCAGCTGGTGATTCGAAAGGTTCAACTCTTGAAGCTAGACCTGCAGTGTCACCATTTAGTGGAACATAACGGTAGGTATCATTGTACTTGTCATATCTGTATTTGTATCCACTATCCATAAACCAGTATGAAGAGTTTTGTAACTTATTACGATATGCAATGACGTTGTTAAGTTTTGCGTTTGTTTTGTTTTCGTCTACGACATCAGCCTTAGAAGGTGATAAGAATGCGACTGCATCTTTTCTGTAATCTGTGATGTTAGAAATGATGTAGTTAGCAACTGTTCCGGCTTGGTCACCCTTACCTTGTAGAACAAATGAGACGTCAATCTCGTTTGCATTCTTGAATAAATCGTAACCACCCGCGATAGGTCCTAATGCTGTTGCAGTTTCTGATGTACCATCGGTACCATTTGCAAGAGTTTCATAAGAACTGTCTTGTGCGCCTGATTCGAAATGCGATGTATTTGCGACTGCAACCCATGAAGAGCCATTGTCGATTACATCTACGTAGTAATTTGTTGTTCCGTCTGATAGTTTAGCGGTTGACGTAGTTGAAACATCGGTATAAAGTTCCAGTGCTGTTCCAGCTTCACCAGAAATAGTACCATCATTGTCGATTACTGCGATGTGATAGTTAGCAGTTTGAGGTGCTTTACCAAACCAGCTTGAGTATTTCCACTTTCTTACAATAGAAAGTTTGTTCAAGTCAGATTCTGCTAATCTCCAAGATGAACCGAATACAATATTATAATCGTATGCTACGATTAATGAAGTATTTGCAGTTTCATCTCCTAATGTGTCTCTCGCTGTTTCTGTGATTGAACTTACTTCTAACTCTTGGTATCCTACTGAATCGTTTCCGATTACAAGAATATCACCAGCATCAATTAATCCTGATGTGATTCTATTAGCAGGTGCTACTTCGAAATCAACATCACTATCATTAAAGTTTAGTGTTTGTTGAATTTGAGTGTTACCAGTTAATTGAGAAGCAGTAATATCACCAACACTTAGTACATCGTTTGAGAAGCTTGAACCCTTAACGTAAGCAACGTCAATAGAGTTTCCTAACTCTCCAGGATATAAAGCGTCGAACGCACCGAAAGTATGTAGTTGTGTATTTGCACTTGATGTATCTGATGCAGATGCTTTAACTGCACCGTTATCTACTCTAGCCACGTAAAGAGCATTTGCATAAGAAAGATAGTCTGCTGCTACAAAGAATGTTTCGTAATTATTATTGGTTGGTGTACCAAATCTATTTACTAAATCATTCTCAGAAGAAACTAGAACTGCCTCGCCTACAGGACCCCATCTAAAAACACCTGCGATAGCGGCAGGTGGTGTTGCGATGGCTGGTACCGCTGCACTTGCGTCCACTTCGCGAACTATTACGGAAGGACTTACGGAAAAAGCCATATTATTCTCCTTTAATATTATCTATTTAAAAACCTAGTCTTAATTATAGTTATCACTGTTTTATTTATAAAAAGCATAGGTTTATATCTCCCATGCGTTTCGTACAGCTTCGAATCCGTCTGAATCTGGCAGTTCACTTCCATCATCTATAAATCCAAACGGTAATAATTCTTCTTCAATTTGTTCTTCAGTTTTTTGTCGAAGCTTTAATAACGTATTTATGTCAGTGAGGTCTTTAAAGAAAGTTTGGTCTGATAACCACGAAAATATGACCAGGTTCATAACCAAATCATCGTGGGAACCAGATTCTGCTTCATAAGAAGAACCCTTTTTACTAAAACGTGATAACTCTTGTATTGTATTATAGTCTTGTACTATAAGTTGATTCTGTTCAATCAACATTTTTAATATTGTACAACCAATTGATTTTACACTCTTAGTTGTACGTATTCCATTATCTACTCTTTTTCCAAAACCTGCTGAAATCCTTTTTCCGGAACGTCCCGCATTTTCTGTATAAAGAAGATTTTCATAACCATAGTCCATTAAGAGTACGTCCGAAACCTGTTCACCAATATCATTGATTTCGATTAGGACAGAACTCTCATTGTACATTAGTCCTATTCTATATATAATAGATGCAAAATCGACAGGAGCAACCATGTTATCTCGATAGACACAAACCTGTTTATAAGGCATTTGTGTTACGTCGATTACATTAAAAGTACTATAATCTAGTCCTTTTCCTCTTGAAACGTCAACAGTCATCACATAAGCGTGACCTTCTTGAACAGCTTCATATTGAGTTAACCCTTGGTTTTCTGCAATAGGACGACTGTATGCTAATTCTTTAAGTTTGGAACCATCAACAAGAGTACCAGAACTTCCTAAGAATTGACAACAGTATTCTTGTCTAAACTTTTCTTCGTCAAAATCCAAAGCTTCAAGTGTTTCGTTTTTCCACTTTTCATCACGCCCTGGAACATCATTCCACATAACTTCAACGAATTCATAACCATTAGTACCTTCTCTAGCACCTTTACATGTTTTCCAAAAATGGTTTAATCCATTTGGTGTTGAAGTCATTAATAACTTTGTAGTTTCACCAGCAGAGATTGTAGGATATACAGAAGCGAAGAACTCATCGAATCCTTCAATAAACGCAACCTCATCGAGATATAGGAATGATATTGATTTACCCCTAATTGCCGAAGATGTCGTTGTACCTGCATATATTTTACAACCATTCTCTAGTGTAATATTACCTTTATTCCATTCTTCGATACCTTGTTGCATCCATTTAGGTAATGCTTCATAAGCAAGTTGAACTCTTGAAAGAACTTCTCGAGCAGCATCACCCTTGTTCGCTAATATCGCAACGGTCTTAAATTCATTAAATAGAATATAATGTAATATAACTGCGGTTGCAGTTGTTGTCTTACCACTTTGACGAGCGGTTAAAACTGCAACACGTCTATTGTTTGTAATCTTTTGTGTAATGTCTTTTTGATAATCATACATTTCAAAGGGAACAAACCCCTTGTCAACATGTACGATTTTAATATAATTTTCTGCGAAATATATTGGGTCTTCTGCACACTTCATATACTCCTTAATTTGTTCAGGTGTAAACTCGTGTACCTCATTCGCTCTCTTGAGGTAAGTGTTACCTAAGTACCCAACTGGCATTATTCGTTTCCGTCTTTAATCATTTTCAATAAGTCTGCAGTTGATACGATAAGATTATTATTAGTCACTTGAGTTTGCGTTGTTTGTTCTTCTTTCGCATATCTCTTTTTAGTTGACATATCAACATAATCTTTGTTAGCATCTAATAGTGTTTTCATTAAAGTCGAAACAACTTCAAATGCTCTTGGTGATTCTGATTGTTTTGCAATCTCAACCATTTCTTTTACTGCATCATCACCGAGATTAATAATATTCTCAATATTTGCTTTCGCTAATTCTATGTCTTTTAAATTCTCTTCAGCTTGTTGTTCAGCAACTGCGGGTAGATTTTCTTGTCTTACAACTGGTAAGCTCTCTACATCATCATTAGTTGAAAAAGAATTTGCAGGCAACTCCTCTTGTGCCTCTTCAATAGGTCTTATATCAAGTGTTTCTGCTATTTTATCTTTCTTCGCCATTATCCTTCCTTAGTCATTTTCCAATCACCGTCATTATTTACCCAAGCACAAGCTTTTCGTAAACCAGATGTACTGAACCTGTGGTCACGTTTATTAAAGAACAATTCTATATCTCTTTTACGACAAATATCCTTTCCTGTAAATTCTTTATCTCTATACTCTTCACCTAAAATACGAACGTGAATTGTATATAGTTCTAATATATCTATCAAGTCTTGTTCTGTTTTATAAGGAATAATTTCATCAACATATCTTACAGCTTTGAGTTGAGTATATCTTTCAACTACTGATTGTATAGGTGGGTTCTTTTCTTTTGGTCTGTCTATTGATGGGTCAATCTGTAATCCTACCATTAAATAATCACACTGAGATTTTGCATCTCTTAACATTTGTACATGGCCAGCATGAAGCAGGTCAAATGTACTACATGTAAATCCAATTTTCATAATATTGTATTCCTAAAATTTAGCTGGGTTCAGTATCGGATATTTGTTTGATATAATCCCAGTCGTCATCAAAATCAATTAAACTATAATCAACAGTCAATTCAGGGTCTGTTGTTGGTTCGTTATTAGCAGTCATTCCAGGTTGAATTGTTTGGAACTCCTCAGGAGTTGTATTTGAAGTAACATCAGTATGATAACGAGTATCGATAAACTTGATAATTCCTTTCTCTTTTTCTGGTCCAAAGAACCAACCTTTCATTGTAAAGCTTAAAGTATATAATATAGAACGTCTCTCTTCAAAAGAACCCTCATAGATGTCCTCTGTAGTCACTCCGTTTAATATTAAAGGAATGTCTATTGGTTCTAATCCGGTAATAATTCGAGCAGTTCTGGTGTAATCTGGATTAAAGAAAGGTAAAATCTGTTCCATTATTTTTACCGCATCTTCTTGGTATTTTGTCATAATATAAAGCTGAAATTCCATGTTATATGGAACACCAGCATAGTGAAACTTTCTTCCACTTATATCATCAGATACTACATTTTTTCTTATCTTAGTAATAGGAGATATTTTACGTTCTGCATCATAACTCATTCCTGTCATTTCAAACGACATACGAGGAAGAGTAATCGCAGACTTTGCTTTAAAATCTGGATTCTGTTCTAACCTTGCAAGTATCTTTTGGAATGGTGCATAAGAGATAGGAACAATCATTGATTGTTGTGTTACTCCACCATTGTCTACACGCTTCACTTCAAGTTGATTAAAGTACGTACCAAATAGTGCTACGTATTTTCTTAAAGTTGCGTTATAAAAATAATTTGCAATTGCCATTATGTGTCGCTAATATTAATGTTTTCAGTGAATGGGTCACTCTCTGAGAAATCAAGAATATTATCTCCTTCCGTTTCAAAAGTGTAGTTCCTCGCTAATGCATCACTACCATCAGCTTCTGTATTTGCGAGTGCTTGTAATGTTGTAGTACCTGTAGTGTCAATCTTATCGAAGTAATCATCAATGTTCTCATATCCAGTTTCCATTCTTTGACCAGAGTATTCGATTAATTCACATCTCATATCAAATACTTGTAAAGAACCGTTTTGATAGAATACGCTTTCGTGTTCTGTAAATTTGATTTCAAACATCTTTTCGTTGAGAGGGAAATAAATTAAATCACCTTCACGCGGTCGAATAATATCTTCTGTCTCGCGGGTGACGAAACGTTCGAACGTACGATTTGCTACTGAGAATGTAACTTGGTCTCTGATTTGTAAACCGAATTTAGAAAGGAAATCACCTTCACCTTCAAATCCATCAACACTCTTAACATAAGCTTCGAATTGAAAGACTTTATTATATAATGGTAAATCATCTTCATTGAAAACTCTATCAATAGCACCAAAGTCTCTAGCGATGTATATAACATCGACACCATACATTTTGATACTTTCAATTACGAGGTCATCAATTAATTGTTGCTCGTTGAAGTTATCGTAATTTCTGAAGAATACATTTGTTGCCATTTAAACATTACCCAATAAAGTTATAGGTGAGAGGCTGATAAGCTCTTATCGCTTCTTCTTCCATATTTCGTCTTTCTTCTCGTGCTTCTGATAAAATCTGTTCTCCGTTAAATGATACACCACCAACTAATTGCATGTTGGTAAATTTAGTTAAGTTGAGTCCCCATTGCTCCCTCACTAAAACAGTCGCATAGTTTTGCAACCATCTGTCTCCCCAAACATCTGAGTAAGTAGCTGGGTCAATAACATCGTATGCTTCAATAATAACATATTCACCTACTGTCATAAATTCGTTATCAACATCGATATGTAATCTATTAACGTGTTTGTTATATCGAATCATCGGTTTTCCTACAAGGATTTCTTGTAAGAATTGAAGATGTGACATTGCCATATAATAGTTCTGAACATTATATCCTGTAATGTCTTGTATATTGTTTAATACAAACTGATACTGAACATTAAAAATACCAGAACCAGTAGAAAGGTTTGTTGTAAGTGGGAAAATGCCTGAAATACCTAATAGACCTTGTGGTAAAGAAATATATCCATTATCTTTATCTTCTTGTGTAATCTGATGCTTTAAGTAAACGAGCTGACTTCCATTGTAGTGATAATCTCTCCAGAAAGAAACTGCTTCATCAACACGGTCTTCAACTTGTTCGTCCGACACATTTACTTCGATAACAGGCGCACCAATTTTTCGGAGGATATAATCTTTAAAAAGCTCTCTTGTATTTGGTATTGACATATTAATATTTATCCTTTAATAAGTTGCTTCCGCCCTTGCTTTGTTTTCAACGTCATACTTGAACAATAATGTATCATCGTAACCACCAATCGCTTTAACCCAACACTCAATTGTTTCTCTTGTGTTTAATCTTGAAGTTTCAGTTCCACCTGGTTGAGCATTACAGGTGTTGTTCATTCTTACTCTTATTCCAACACTATCTGTTGGTACATCGATTCCTGACTGACCACCAATGTTATGTAAAGTAGTCCAAGTATCATTCGTGTAAGAAGCAATTGTTGCAGGAGCTCCTGTACCAGCATAATGGTATGTATTCATGGTGAAAGTGCGCGTGGTGACACCTATATCTGCTAATGTAGAAGAACTATGAACAACTTTAATTTGGTCAGCGGGACCTGGATAAGTTTCACCTGATACTGCAGAATCATTTGAATAATGAATACGAGAACTATTAGTTGCAATATTACCCGCTACGTTTGCAGTCGTATAATATTGGAAAGTTGTAGTGGTATTGGAACCAGTTGCACCACTTCCGTTGTTAGTTGTTCTAACACTCAATCCACCAAGAATTGTATCATAGAAAAAGTCTAAAATAACATCTGAATCTGCACTCGCTGGTTGGTCTTGTCTAAACCCAAAGAAGTCTGTTATAACAGTTTTTGAAGGTGATTCTCTATCTAAAATTGATTCACCAGATGTTGGATAATCATTTCCTCCAACACCTCCACTGCCGGCAGTATTCTTACTTCCGATAATTAAATTTTGTGTATGTGGTAATCCCATATTATCCTCTATGCTGTTCCGTTAATTTCACATTCATAGTACCCAGTAGCAACTATGTTCGAACCATTTGAATCAGAAGCAATTTCAACTTTAAAAACTGAAATAAGCGTACCTACCGAATTTCGTGGTCCAGCAACATCGTATCTAGCATATCTAGATGAAGTTAATGCATTCCAAGTATTTAATGGAGCACTCGCACTCGTATCTAATCCCACACCTTGTGAAGTATCGTGGTTACTGAATCTTATGTAATATGTTTGTGATGGTGTAATATTATTCCACTTAGATGTACTCCAAGTCCATAAACCAGTATTACCATAAACAGAACCATTTGTATATCTTTTTATGTTACCATCACTAGTAAACTGATATCCGTAAATGCAATCTGCACTTGCTGGCATAGTAGTCATAAACGTACTTTGTGGACTACTAGAAGTTCCATGAAGAGTTACCGATTCTGAAGGAGTTATATCAGTGTAACCTACTGCAGCTGCACGTATATCATTACTATCTGCGTAAAAGAATGTAATGTGCCAGTGTTGAAAGTCACTCCAAGTTGGTGTAGTATTATTTTCCCAATTTACATTGCTTGAAAATGTTGGAGTATGTGAAGAATTTGTTGTATCTAAAAGTAAAGTCGCAGTTAAACCAGGTGCACCATTCGACTCGGTGAATGTTTCATTTTGAGTCATAGTACACGTCATCATAGTCGTAGTGAAGTTGATGTTGTTCGTAGTATCAGTTGCAACTGCATGCAAATCAGTATATTTACCAATGGTATCGGCAACGTTTAATAACTGAAAGTCATCAGCAATTACTGTTGTGTTAGAAATCTTAACAGCCATTATTCACTTCCTCTTAATACATTTGTAATAAAATTCTGACACTCTGCAGTATCTAGTTCGTTATTTGCATGATAAGGCATTGTTTTGAATACTTCAATAATCTCGTTATTAGCATTCTTTGTATAGAATTGCCTTATAACCACTCCGCCTTGTTGTATTACGTCGTGTTTTGGTGTTGGTATATCCATTCTTTATTCCTTAAAATAGTGCATCGACGCTTAATGTCGCAGTACATGTGTCTATAACAGATTGGGTTGTAGCGTCTCTAATTGAAAGAGTACCTGAAACTGAGTGAACATTTCCTTCACCTATATCATCATCTTCTATTACCCAAGTTCTCGTAGTACCTAAATTTAACCAGGTTCCAAGTCCAGGATTCGTTGTTAATTTACTTGTAGCGCCTGTTCCGTCCCACTTAATGTCATAATCTGAAGCACTTCCTGAAGCTAACCACGTCCTACTTATTAATCCAGAAGAACCACCGCTACCAGTACTACCACTACTGTTAGTGTTCATAGTACCATCATTGTTCATATTAAATCTACATACTGCTTCTGCGAATTGACCTGAAGCACTTACATATGAGGTAAAGTTAGCTCCTAAATCAACATTTGCCGCATTTGTTCCAGCACCCGAATATCCTGTTGCAATCGCTCTTACAGTTGTGTTATCCCATGCAGTAAAACAAACTTGCCAATATCTTGTTCCTGTCCAAGAAGGTTCAGTTTCTTCTGGCCACCCTGTCCCCGAAGGAAAAGTAGGTGCATACCCATCAGAACTTAAATCTAAAAGTAATACACATTGTTTTCCTGTTGCAATATTTGAAAATGTAAATGTAGTTGCTGCACCTAGTACCTTTGTTTGTAGAGGTACATCCATGTCGATAGTAGTTCCAATAGCTTGTCCATCTGGAAATAAATCACTGTATACTCCAGTAGCATTAACAATATTACTTAATGCATATCCGTTTGATAATACTTCTACTGTGTCTACTTTAATTGCCATATTAATATCCTATTTTGTAGGTTGGTCAGCATTTTGAGCTCGCAAAGTAATATTTCCCATTTCACAAGTTGAATAGAAAGTTCCTTCATTAGCAACAATTTTAATTCTTAAATCTGGGTTTGCTGATTGCATATTCCCCGATACGTATGTGTCGTCACCATCATTTAATGCCATCGCAGACCAACCAAATCTTACGTATCCTGACATGTTATAATAAGTACCAGAATTGTATCCGTCACTCACTGGAGTTGGTCCAAAACTATATTGGTTAGCATTACATTCAGAACCACCACATGACTGTGATTGTACATTATATTGTACTTGAACTCCCGTAGTAGCATCAATTCCAGTTAACCCAGTATAATTTAAGTACGTATATTGTGTTGATGACATAGCACTTGAATCACCACTCCAAGCTCCTATTTTAATTCTGTTGTTTACATCATCTCTTTCGAAATCTACTGCGCACCAACATTCTGCGTAATTTGGGGATGAAAAGAAATTAAAAGTTTCAAAATTAGAATCTAATAGGAATTGTTGCGGAACGTTTGACTGTGGTGTACCAGCATCTGTAAAACCTAGTGCTGTTGCTCTTACAACTGTGTTACCCCAGCATATAAATGATATTACCCAGTGTCTATAACCAGACCACGTTGGTGTACCATTAGGAAATTCTACGTTAGATGAAAATGTTGGTGTATAACTAGATGCGCTGGTATCGATATAAAGTACTTTATCTCTACCAATTATTTTGTTTGATTCTGAGAATGTTGTATCCCCAGTCATAGTGGCTTTACTAACACGAGCACCAGAAAAATCTAGTGTTGCAGTTCCTGTTATATTGCCTAAATCTGAATGTTCAGGTCTAAAGTCTCCGAACGAGCCTGAAAAACCTTCTAAATTTGATATGTTTCTACTATTATCAATAATAGTAGTACCGCCGACTTTAATCGCCATCTTCGTCTCCTGACTATTAGCGTGTTAAACTTAATTTTATATAAGTCTATTTATACTAATCACGACGTTCGATGTCATCTTCTGTAAGATTATCTCCTAACCAAACTTCAATTACTTTAGCAGTTTCTGTACCTACATTGATTGCTTTATGCCACGTATTTACTGGAATATCTATACTTTGACCTTTACGATATGTTTTAATTTCTTTATCGCCATTAGCAAATTCTAATCTCATTTCAATTTCACCTTGTACGACATGCCAGTGTTCTGACCTATCGAAGTGTCTTTGGTCACTAAGACTATTTCCTACGTCAAATGCGAGTTCTTTAACTTGCCATGAACCATTTGTATCTAAAACAGTATATGTTCCCCATGCTCTTTGTACTGTAGGTTGAGACCATTCTTTAAGAATCCAACTACTTGAGTTCTTTTTATCTTCACCACCTACACCAAATTCAAAGACAACATCATCGAACACCATTTCTGGTATGTTATCTTTTGTTCTATCACCACCATTAGCGAATATAATCTTATCGTTAGGATATTTTTCTTTAACTTGTTTGATAGCATCAATTGCTGTGCCATCTGAATCATCAAATGCGATTACTTCATCTACACTTGCTAATCCTTTTATAATTTCAGAGCGTTCTTCCCAAGGCATGAACTCTCTTCCTTTCTTTCTTCTTAACCAATCATCTGAATTTACACCTACAACTAAACGTGTACCATAACATGATGCATCTTTTAAATAAGCAACATGGCCCGAATGTATTGGGTCAAATCCACCTGTCACTATCACTGTAATCATATCTCTAAACTATTCTCCTCTGTTAAAGGTTCCATAAAATAATCCCACACAAAATTTATTCTATCTTGAGGGGTTGCCATTGCTCTAGGAAACTCTACAACGGCTGGGTGAATATACCAATCTTCATAGGCATGTTCGGGATGGAATCCTAAATCACTTACTACTAGAACATATCCATGCTCCTTTAGTAATTCACGAGCTCTATCTCTGTTATCATTTCCTAATCTATAAGCGTCATGTTCAAATGTAATCACTCCAAATCTATGTTTATCGAAAGGAATATTTTCTAATATCTGTAATGAAACATCATCACAATCAACTTGTAAATAATCTATAACTGGGTCAATACAGTGTTTTGCAAATAAGTCTTCAAAACCTATGTCTGTAGCATCAGCACAAATTACTGTATTATTTCTTTCTTCTTTAAAAGCACAACACAATCCTGGGTCATTATCGATTGAAATACCTTTCCAACCAAATCCAGATTCTAGTAAGTATGTATTGTTA